GGCACGGGTGCGGGTGCGCCCTGGCCGATGATTTGCACGGTGGCGCAGAAGGTGGGCGCCGGGGCGAAGTTGAGTTTGGGTTTGGCCATGGTGGGTGTTGTTGCTTTGGGTGGCGGGTTGCAAAAAGTGGCCCGGGGGATCAGGCCCGGGCCGGGCTATGGCTGCCTGATGATCAGGATGCGTAGCGAACGGGTTTGTTCGTGAAGTTGAAGACGACGCCCAGGCGGTTGATTTGCCCTTCTGCGATCTTGGGCATCTCGTTCATGGCGACGGTGCAGCCGAAGAGGATGTAGCTGCCGTTTTTCATGCGCATCTTGCCGGTGGTGTCGGCTTGGCTTTCGGTGAGCGCCTGCAGGGCGGTGTAGCCCGCCGTGCTGACGTCGTCGTCAATGTCCATGGTGAGGCTCATGGCGGAGAAGCCGTCGTTGAGGCTGTATTCGATGTCGTCTTCGACGAACTTGTAGGTGGACGATTTCGGGTCGCCGCCGGACGTGGTCGGGCTCATGACCTTGACGATCTGCGTGAAGGTGGTGATTTCGCGGGCGGTGCCTGCGCTGGAGCCGGACGGGTAGATGGAGGTGTCGCTGGTGTCCAGGCCGGAGAGCTCGAAACTGTTGGTCAACGAGCCGGAGACTTTGAAGCTGCGCCGGTTGATGCGGCCCCAGCCGCTGGTGATGTTGACGATGTCGCCGTCCGCGAAGCCGTGGGCGGTGCTGGTGCAGACGGCCGGGTTGGCGTTGGTGATGGCGGTGATGGTTTTGGTGGAACCGTGGGCGGTTGCGACGAAGTAGGTCGTGCCGTTGGGAAGTGCTGCCATGGTGTGACTCCTGGGGTGCTGGGTGTTGCGGGTTTAAGCGGGTGCGTCGGGCTGGCCGGCGCGGGTGTAGTACGTGACTTGCCAGGTCTGGCGGCGCTCTGCCAGTAGCTGGCTGGCGCCGCCGTTGATTTGCGGCTCGCTGCTGCGCAGGCTGAGGCCTTGAACCAGGCCGCCGGCGGTGGCCTCGCTGTAGAGCGCGGCCTCGATCTGGCGGCCCAGATCGCGGGCGTCTGCGGCGGCGGTGGTGCTGCTGCAGACGGCTACGACGTCGATCTGCAAGGTGCGCTCTTGCAAGGCGGGGGCGTCCATGCTGAGGTCTTGCACTTGCTCGGGGCCTTCCGTCAGGACGATGGCCGGGAGCATGGCGGGCGTGAGTTCGTCCGGGTGGTCCACATACACGTCAGATCCGGCCGCGGTGCTGGCGGCCACGAGGGCGAGCCGGTAGGCGGTGAGGATTTGCTGCTGCATGTGGGCGGCCATGGCTTGCTTACGCCTCGCGCAGGGTGAGGGTGGTGACGCCGGTGCCGTCGTGGCTGATGTTGGCGACGGTGTAGTCGGTGGCGTTGACGGTGATGCCGCTTTGCCACTGCACGCCGTCCACGTCAGTTGTTTTGCACTGCGCCTGCGGGGCCACGTCGCCCACCATGCCGCCCATGAGGGACGCGCTGGCGGCGTCGAACAGGACGGTGAAGGTCAGCGGCTCGCCGTGGGTGTTGAAGGCGGTTGCTGCTGTGCCGAATTCTTCGGGGTTGAAGAAGGTGGCGAGGTCTTCGGTGAACATGATGGCTGGCGTGGTGCTGCGACGGCTTAGGCTGTGAGGGCGTCCACCATGGTGGCAAAGCTCTCGACGTTGCGCAGGGCGATGTCGCAGTCCTGCAGGACGCGCACGCGCACGGTGCCAGCGGCGCCGCCGGTGTACGGGTCAATCAGGATGTCGGTGCTGCCCCACAGGCCAATCAGCAGGTCGGCAAAGTTGCCGAAGAGGATGGCGCTGGCGACGCTGGAGCTGCCTTTGGTGAGGTTGCTCGGAACGGCGTTGGTGACGTGGCCGGCGTAGCCGTTGAGCGGCAGGGCGCCTTCGGCCCACACGGGTTTTCCGTTGGTGGTGGCGAACTGCTCGGTGACTTTGAGTTTGCCGCGGACCTTGGCGTTGGTGAGGTAGCCCAAGGTGCCGACATCGGCGTTGCTGGCCGCGATGTTGGTTTCCAACGCCACGATGTTGGCCCAGGTGGGCGCTGCGCCGTTGGTGCCGCCAACGACGGACGGTGTGACCAGCGTCATGATGCCGCTGGGGGCGTTGCCGGTGCCGGGGCCGTTGATGGCGGCTTGCTGAATGGCTTGGCCAATGACGGTGGCCAGATCCCGCGTTACCATGTTTTGCACGTCCAGGCTGGACTGGACCAGCAGGCGGCGGGAAATGTCGGTAAAGGCACCGACAGTTTTTGGACCCATGGTGACTTGGGCCAGGGTTTGCTGGCTTTCAGTGGGGGCGGCGTTTTCAGCGACCCAGTAGGCGGTGGCGCTGCCGGACAGCTTTGGGATAGCGATGTTGCCCACCAGGCCGGACAAGAACACGGCGCCAGCCCGGTCGATGACCATGGCGTTGCGCAGGATGTCGATGAAGCCGCGCAGTTCGGTGGCGACGGTGTAGCCGCCTGCGTTGTTGGTGCCGGCGGTCAGGTCGCGGCGCTGGACTTCAGCGGGCAGGAATATGCCGCGGGCTTCGCGGCCCATTTTCTCGCCCACGGCGCGGGAGCACTCGAACTCGAAGGCGGCGGCGGCGCGGGCTTGCGGGTCGGTGGGGTTGGCCATGGCGTGCATGGCGCGCAGCAGGCTAAATTGCTTGACTTCGGTGTTGCTCATGCCGATGTCGGCCGTGGGCACGGGTTTGGCGGACAGGGCGCGAATGGCGTCGGCCTGGAATTGCTCGACGGTCTGGCCGGCCTGGATGGCTTTGAGGGCCAGCTCGGGGCCGCCCGGCAGGGTGGATGCGATGGCGCTGATTTCGGCGGCGTGGTTGCGGACGGCGGGGGTCTGGATGGTGGTGGTTTCGGGCATGGCTTGGGCCTTTCTGGCTTCGTTGTCTGATGGGGGGGGCGTGGCTGGCGTGGCGGCTGCGGTGGCGGGCGCGGCGCTGTCGGGTTTGTCGGTGTCTTCGATTTCGACTTCGACTTTGATGCAGAGGCCTTTGGTGGCGTCTGCAGGGGTGGCGCTGCGACCGACGCCGACGGTGGCGTCTGCGGGCACGCTGACGAGGGAGACTTCGTAGGGTTCCCAGTCTGTGACGCGGTAGGTCTCCCGACCTTCGAGCGTTTCGACCAGTACGGCCTTGTGGATCATGTAGCCGACCGAGACGTTTTGGCGGATGCCGCCGAGCACGTCCTGGAAGACTTCTTCAGCTCTGGCGCTTTTTCCAAAACGCACGACGGCGCGGCCTACCCGGTCGGCACCGATAGAGATACTTTCAACGACGCCGACGACGTCGCGGGTGTCGTGGTCGCACAGCAGGTTGGCACCGGTTTGCAGGCGGCCCAGGCGCATGGCGGCGGGGGTGCATTCCAGAATTTCGGTGCCCCACCAGCGGTCGTAGGGGGTTTCACTGGCGAAGGCCAGGGTGACGGTGCGGGCGGCTTCGTTGGTGGCGGCGCGGTCTACCTGGAAGCCGCGCTGGACGTGGTCGGTGTCTGCGCTTTGGGCTTGGGGGGCGCTGGCCCAGCGGTCCCGCAGGGCTTGCGGGATGGCGGTGGTTTGGGCTGCTGTTTGCGTCATGGTGTGGATTGGATGGCTGTAGGGGTGAAATTCATAAGGCGGCGGATTTCACCTTGTCGGGCTGTGGTGCCGGCTGGCTTGCAGGCTGTGCGCCCTGCCCTGCCTGCACGGCGCCTGGCGTGGATTCGTACGCCGTGAGCTGCACGCCGAGTTCTTTGGCTAGGTCTTGCGCGGCTTTGATGGCGGTCAGGGTGTCTTCGAAGTCGTAGCCCATGGCGGCGCTGAGGTCTTGCGGGGCCATGAGGCCGGCGCGCACGCTGAGGATCTTGGCTTCCATGTCGCTCTTGGGGTCTACCCACTCCCAGCGGCGGGCCTGCCATTCATGGGCGCTGAATTTGGCGAATTTGGCGGCCGGCAGGGCGGAGCCGTTGGGCATGGTGATGGCACCGGACAGCAGGGCCATTTGCAGCCAGGCCTGGTAGACGGGCTCCATGAAGGCGCCGATGAACCATTCCTGGTCTGCGGCCCAGCGGTCGCGCTCTTCAAGGGTGCCGCTTCGGATGCTGCTGAAGCTGACGCCTTCGAGGTCGTTGGCCAGGGAGTGGTAGGCGACGCGCCAGCCTGTTGCGATGCGCTGCAGGCAGACTTTGGCGAAGGGGGCAAAGACTTCGTTGGGGTATTTGCTTTCGTGCGGCTGAAAGCTGTAGCCGGTGGGCAGGGTGTCGTACGTGCCGGGCTGGCTGGTCATGATGGGCTGGCCGTCGCCGTCTTGCTCCATGCCGGGGGGCGCCTGGCCGTCTGGCGTGGTGAAGAAGCCGTAGTGGTTGGCGCCGTGCTCTGCAGCCAGCAGGGCAGACAGCATGAAGCCTCCCAGGTGGTGCAGGCTGAGCATGCCGGGGGCCATCCACGGGATGCCGCGCAGCTGCTCGGCGCGCTCGATCTTGAAGCGGTGCAGGATTTCGTCGGTGGCGATGCGGATGCGCTGGCGGCTGGAGGTGCCGACGCCGTCGTTGGGGTGGGACTGGAACAGGTGCAGGGCCACAGGCCGGCGCCAGGTGTTGACTTCAACGCCCATGATTACGGCGTTGTCACCATGGCGGCCGGTGAAGGTGGTGTCGATGCGGTCTACGTCGATGACTTGCAGGGCAAAGTTGAATCGGTTTCCGGCCTCGGCACCGCGCACGAAGCGCACGAGGAATTCGCCATCTGCTGGCAGGGAGCCGACGAGGTTGTCGCACAGGTCGCGCAGGCTCATCTGGCCGGTGATGTCGCAACGCCGGCCCCATTCAAGCCACGCGGCCTCAATGGCGGCGTTGGCCAGGCGGTCTGGTTTGCCGGGGGCGTCTTTCACGCGCACTTGCAGGCGCACGCCGCCCGGGCCGATGATGTTGTTTTGCACCATGCCGACAAATTTGCGGGCGTAGTCGTTGTTGTTGACGAGCTGGCGCCCACGCTCGCGCAGTTTGTCGAGGTCTTGGCGAAGTTCTTCGTTGATGCTGGCCGCCGTGCTGAACCAGTCGGCGGTGAGGCGGTCAATGCGGGCGGCCTCGAACCTGCGCACGTTGCGCGCGGCGGGTTTTCCGCTGATCCACTGGCGGGCGCGCTGGAATAGGCTGGGTTTCATGGTGTTGTTTTTCATGGGCCAAAGCGCACCTGAATGCGTCCACGGGGTGCGCGGCCGGCAGCGATGGCGGCGGCGGCGTCTTCACGGGCGACGTCCTGACGCAGGCGGTCGCGCAGCATGAGCAGCTCGGGGATGGGGTAGTTCTGCAGCATGCGGCCCGCGATTTCGTATTTGTGCGTGGCGCTGCTGGCGCGGCCTTCCAGCATGGATTCCACGGCTTCCAGTGCGCGGCGGGCCTGTGTTCTGTTGTCCAGGGTTGCCGCGGCAAAGGAAGGCAGCACGGTGGCGCGGCCGCTGGCGACGGTGTAGACCTCTCCTGACTTGCTGGCCTGCGCGCGCCAGTCGTAGGCGCCGGCCGCGAGTGCGCTGCTGGTGGCAGCGCTGATGGTGACGAGGTGGTCAGATCCGCTGGCGGTGGCGGTGGCGCTGAATTTGGCGCTGGCGTTGATGAAGGTGTAGACGAGGCTCCAGCCGTCGTTTGCCGGGTAGTCCGGCAGGGCGCGGGTCCATTTGATGGTGTCGCCGGCTGCGATGGTGGCGGGCTCTGTCGTGGGGATGGCTGCTGTCACACGTCAGGTCCTTGGCGGTTGGGTTGGGCGGATGGTCCGCCCAAATGTGGCCGTCAAGGGGTGAAATGCGTAAGGCGCCGGATTTCACCTGCGCTTGATGATTTGCAGGATTCGGCGCTGCGTGAGTTGGTAGCGGATGGACAAGAAGCTGATCTGCTCGCCCTTGATGTAGTCGCGCACGATGGCGTCGTTGCGGGTGCTGCGGCCTTCGCCGGCTTTGGCGTTGATGTAGGGCCGGTCGCCCGCCCAGCGTGCGCGCACTTCGGCATCAACCTGGCGCATGATGGCTTCAGAAAATCCGGGCGCCATTTGCAGGCAGACGCGCAGGGTGTCTTCGATGATGTCGTCGCTGTGCTGAGTGGATGCCTCGGCGGGCTGCTGGCTGGGTGTGATTACCATGTGCGTCCGGTGGGTTGGTGTCTGCTGGGGCGGTAGGTGGC